TGTGTCAGCAGAGATTGCTTTAGCAGGTTCAAAGAAAGATTTTGGGAGTACAGATACTTCAGCTCCAGCTCGTTTCGCAACAATAACATCTCTTGTGTTAAAAACATCTACCTTTTTAGGATCAGGATCAGGAGTAATAACAGCAAAGTCTAACTTCGTTACTACAAGAGGATCATCTGAATCTTCTGGATAGGCATCATTCGCTCCCACAGATTTAATACAATCATATATATCATTCCCACCTGTTGTATCATTAAAGATTACATGCTTCTCTAAGAGATCATGATCATAGTATTTAGCCGTAACAGAATCATATTTGACATCCTGCTTTCTCCACTTGAATCCTTTAAAGATCTTCTTCTCAAAGAACGTAGTAACCGTAGGTGCACCACCCCGGCCAATAATAGAAGCAAAGTACGGTTCACCCGAAGCATTAACTATTAATACATATCCTGCTTGAAACAGAATATCTTGTATCAGCTTATAGATATTATGATCATCGAACTTAGACCGGAAGTAATAATCTATGGTGATATTTATATCAGTAAGAAGAGAGAAGTCAGCACTCTGTATACCAAAGGCTTTACTATCAGCACCATCTAACGCACCAAAGGCTTTCGTAGGGATACCAAAAGCAAGTGAGTTACCAAACCCTGCAGCAAGAAGTAATTGATGAATAATAGAAGCAGCCGGAGTAGAGGTATCACAGATACTTGCATCTGTTAAGGTAATGGTTTCTTCTAAGGTAACATCAAGATCCTTAGTCCTACCTACTAATTCAAGGAGTATATCATCAAGTCCATTCGTAGTAGTGAAGGTAGAATTATTCCGTATGTACCCCTTGAAAACAAGCACCGTGTCAAGATAAACGGTTACTGGTAAATAGTTATCAGTACAGTCTACAAAGTAGCCATAGATAGCATCAGAGATCCCATGAAGAACAAATTTAGCACTACTCTTGATAGCAGTCCAGGTTGAACTATGATACGGGTGAGTTATCTCAAATTGATTTAATAAATAAGGTCCGAGATCTATTACCCCAACTACTCCACAGAAATCTACATTCATTACTAGAGGATTAGCCATTAACTAACCTCCTTTAATTCATTCAATCTTCTTGATACTACCTGAACGAATTCATCGAAAGCATCTGAGCCTACTAACGCTCCAGTGTTTACCGTGATGTAATTATGCTGAGTCATTTGTTTTATGTTAGCACCGGAACCACCACCTGATCCTCCTTCATCTCCTGCTAACGGATTAGTAATATCTTCTAATGCTGTGTTGTATAAATCTTCATAATAAGTTGGGTCGTCTGTTATATTTTCATCTTCGTTTCCAATGCCTTTCTCCATAGCTGCATCTACTGCATCTAATTGTGCTTGTATCTTTTCTGCAATATCCTCAAGTGATACTTCCTCTGGGTATTCCCAATAATCTTTGTCAGCTTTCCAGAATTGTAACCATTCCCCTAAGTTGTGTGCCCCCACTTTAATAGTATCTGCTGCCCAGCTAAGCATCTCTCCAAGTGCAGTAAGCGGAGAGAGTATAATAATAATTGCTTTAGCTACTAATCCTATTATTGGCATAAGTACTTCAAAGACCGCAGATATTAATGAGATTATAGGAGCTAGTATCATAAAAACTGGACCTAATATAGCCCCTACAATTATTGCAATCATATGAAACACTGGCACAAGAGATTCAAGTAAAGGAAGAAGTACCTTTGCAAGCATAATGAGCAAGCCGCCAATTACATCTATAACAGGTTCTATAAGATTACCAATAGCAGGACCAAGTACATTAAAGAGTTCTTCAAATACCATCATGACATCATTTACTACTTCCTTTATTGAATCAAAAGAAAGTATGATTGCTATGATAGCATCCCACCATGAGGAAGTACCGTTAATAGCATTTTGTATTTCATCAGCCCATGAAACAGAGAGTTTATTTGTTTCTTCCTCGATCTCTATTTTGAACACTGGGTTACTAAAGAGTTCAGAAGTACTAAGTTCTTTTATTTCTTTAACAAGATCTTCAGTGATACCAAGAGCTTCCTCTAACCCTTCTACAAGATACGTTAAGAAGTCTGTATCACCACCATGCTTTATTGCATCATCTAACATAACTTCTGCAAGAGCAAGCTCATTAGTAAGCCGAGCTGTTTCTTCAAGCTCTAGGTTATATGCTACCCAAGCATCTTCAAAGCTAGACATACCCTTAAATGCCTTAGGAAGTTTCTTCATAATACGTTCTACATCTTGCAATGCTTTTACTTTATCTTCATATCCATCTACAATCTTATTAAGATAATCAAATTCTAATGCACCGTACTTTGTAGTATCACCAGATAACTTATCAAGAGCTTCATTGTAATCTGCTAATCCAGTTTCTATAGCTTCTAAACCAGTTTCTATATTCGTAAGATCAGGTTTGGGAGTAGCTGATTCTATCTCTTCTTCAATTTCTGCAATTGTCTGTTCTATTTCTGTTGTATCTAAAGTAGCACGCACAACCCCTATCGTTGTACTATCTATCATATCTTTAAGTTTCTTTTTATAAGCAGTAAGACCCTTTGTCAATTCTGCTACTTTCTTATTAGATTCTTTTACCTTTATGACAATAGCTTCTACTGAATCTAACCCAGATACACTAGCAGGTATTGATGCTTTTGCCTTAAGCAACCAGAGTTCTTCTTTGTAGGAAGCAATAAGATCATCATTCGCATCTAACATAAACCGTAGTCTTTCTTTCACATCTTCCGGAATAGTAGCATCATCGAGTTTTTCCTGTATAGTAATATTATCTGCTATCGCATCAGTATACTTGTTCATCTCCTGTGTCACTGCAAGGAAAGCGGTAGTAAAACTTGCAGTCTGTTCAGATAACTTGTCAGATATATCAAAATATTTCTGTAGCTCAACTAAGGTAGCTTCTATTGCTTGCTTGTATAATTTAAGAGCTTCTATCTTTAATGGGATAGCTTGTGTTAATATGAGAGATTCATCATCAGTAGCATTTCGTACTAATGCAAGTGTTTCATTAAGTCTCTTTATTTCTGCATCAGCTTCCTGTGCTTTAAATTCAACATCCACAATCGCATCAGAGATCTTTTGGAAAGATTCTGCAAGAGGATTAATAGCTATCCCTAAGAGATCGTTTAACTTATTAAGATCAGAAGTTCCCAGTAGTACATCTATCTCAAAAGCCCCGGAGCTAAAAGTGAAATCTCCTAATATGGCTTCTATCCTTTTCTTTAATGCCTTTGCATCTGCTTCGGGAAGTAGATTGAATTTAAGTTCACTAATATGTATTACAAGATCACGGATACGAATATCTGCTTCTAGTATTTTATTCCTTAAATTAGCTATTGCTTCTTTTGCAGCAACTATCTCTGGTGGGACTTTTACATCAATACCGGTTACCGCATATAATGTTTCTGTTACTGCATATCTTACTGTTGGCATCTTAGGTTCATAATTATCCAAGATAGATTGATATTCAGCTAATTCTGCTCTTAAATTGTCTACACCAGCCCGTATGGAAAGTAACTCTGCAGTTTCTCCTAATAACAAAGCAAGGTATTCTTGCTTCTGTGCAAAGACATCGGTGATTGCATTGATATCTTTTAATGCATCACCATAATTAACCGTAGCTTCTGTAAGTTTATCGAATGAAGCAATGGCATCATCAGCATCTTGTCTGAAATTTGCAATAGCTTTGTTTCTTAGATGTTTATGTAATTTTACTAAGAGAACTACGATTCCTGCAATAACAGCAGCAAGAGCAAGCCAGGGTACAAGAGAGAGTATTGTTGCTTTCACCCCTGCAAAAGATAGGGCAGATACATATGCTCTTATCCCGGTAATTCCTTGACCACTTAATACAATCATTTGTTTTTGTATGATTGCTAATTGTGCAGACCATCTCCCATAAGAAAATATAATAGTACGTATTAAACCACCATGAGCTGCAAGTACAATATTTAGCGCAGCATGTGCAGCTTTCCAACCATCAACAGCACTTCTTATTAATGTTATAGAGGTTTCTATTGAGAATAATGCAACACCAATCATACCAAGAACAGGAGAAATTATTACACTACTAACCGCAAAGGTAGTAAGAAACTTAGTCCACCCTTCACTGAGATTTCCCACAGCTTCAGTAAGCCATTGGAATTGTTTCAGTAACCATTCTAATGCAGGAAAACTTTGTTTAGCAAGTAGTCTATCAAGCAAGACTACCAGCATATCATAGAATTTTGCAAGAAGGGGAATAAGTCTATCACCAAGATCCCTTCCTATGTTTTGAAGTGCTAACTTAGCTCTATCTAATTTAGTAGTCTGTGCAGCAATACCCATTATAGCTTTCTCAAGAGCTGACTCGGTAGCACCACCAGGAGCATTAATAGATAGCATCATAGTATCATAACGATCCTGAACAGACTGTAACTGAAACGCCAGAGCTGGCATGATACCTTGAATTCTACCTACTGCTTTCTCAATAGATACACCCATCTCTGCAGCCTGAATATTTAATTGTTTAATAGCCCCTACGAGTCCACTATCAGCAAGTAATTCTTTACCAGCGAACGCACCGGAGTACCCAATAGCATTCAGCAAGGATACCATAGTACGGTTTGGTTTCTGCATAGACAACACGATACGTCTCATTTGTGTGAATACTTCGGTAGTATCACCCGTGATACCTATCAGAGTAGAAGCAACACCAAAGACTTGTTCCATACTCAAGCCCATGATAGCGAAGATAGGAGCAACCTTACTTACATTCGCAGCAAGTTCCGGGATATGCGTCTTAGCCAATCTTACGGTTTCAAAAGAAAGGTCAGCAATCTTTTGTTGGGTAGCAGTAGCAGTATCACCATAGGCCAGAGCAACAGAGGACAGAAGGTCAACAGCTTGTTGGGTAGAAGTGATACCAGCTCTTGCTACCTTTGCTGCAATAGTAAATCCTTCCATCGTGTTAGGAAGTTCCTGAAAAGCAGAAATGTATTCATATAAACCTTTCGTAAGGTCATTCATATCCTTTACTACTTCAATAGAAAGACTTCTAAGATCAGACTTAAATCCTTCCATCCGGGAAGTAGTATCAGAAAGAGATCCAACCAATAACGTTTGAACCTCTCCTAATGATCTTGATAAGGTTGTTGAACTATCTACTGCTACTTGAGCTATGCGTTTTAAGGGATCTACGATGTGTCTATCAAGAAGTGCGGAAGTACGTGCTGCTCTATATCCTAAAGTAGCCAAAGTCCTTTCCAGTTTACCAAAGGTGCTGACAGATTTCTGTACAGACCGTTGATTCATGTTCATGTATAGATTTATATTAACATCTTTAGGCATCAGACCCTTCCTTTACGTTTCCCTTTACTCTTATTCTTAGCAGTCTTTTGCTGCTCACTTACGAAGTGAACATACTCACCCTTAACGGCAGATATTTCTAAAAAAAAGCGATACGGCCAATCCAAAACTTCTAACGGACTAACTCCTATCGCTCCATTCTCCCTATTACAGCAGAGCAGAAAGATACGAATCATATCTACCCACTCAACGTATGTACTCATGAACTGTGCAGGTATATTACTTCCATTGAATATGAAATTACATACCTGCCTTAATTCACTTTGCTCTGCCTTACCTATTTTCCCATGGCAAGTTTAAAAAACCTCGTGACTACATGCTGGGAAATTGGTTTGTTGGTCTTTAGTAATTGCATAATGTCTTTGACATCAATCTCTTTACCCTTCTCGTCTTTTTCAAAAGTAGATCCCATGTAACATTTCTCGATAAGCTCCATACCCTTTGTTAGCATCTCTTTACTATTCTGTTTCCCTTTGTCCAGGAAATCAAGAACAGTATTAAGTACCACTTCATCTTTCAAGTCCAGTATCAGTTTCTTAGGAAGTTGTTTTTCATCACCGGCTATGGCAAGCACTTCATCAAGCGTAGGCATACGAAGAATAATCTCGACAGCCTTACTTTCTAAATCTACATATTCATCAAACTTATCAAGACAATCTTCATTCCATTCTTCTACAGCCTTATCAAACAATTCAGGAATTTTAAAATCCTCTACTTTACCTTTGAACGGTTTCACAAAAGCATCTTCACCCTTCACCTCTGTCTTTAAGAAATAGGCTATTCCTATTCTTACCTGCTGACTCTCCAGAAATTTCTTCGCTTCTCCAAATTTAATACCCATCATATTCTCCTTATAATTTATGTTCTCGGATAACAGTGTTCATCATTCGTACCGTCTATAACATATCCTACTACACCATCAGCCATTTCCCACCCTTCATCATTGAAAACATCATTAGCTAACCATACAGATTCTATCTGAGCAGCAGCAGGGGCATCTTTAAAAGTTATTACACTTGCAGCTGCAGTTACATCTGCTCCAATATATTTATATATACAATCATAACCATCAGGATCAGGACAACGTAGATAGTTTCCATTATGGAATATAGTTGTTGCCGCATCAGTAGAAATCGTATCATCTTCTACACCCGTTGCAGTTGCAAAGAAATTAGGAATAGGATCTTTAGTAGTAAGTGACATAGACATCTTTAGTTCATCTGGACCATCAAGATTCATCGGTGCTTCAGTGATAAAAGCTTTCTCAAATAGCAGAGCAAACTCATACCGGGTTGTTCCGGTAATATAATCTACTACCTCAAACTCAAAGCTAATGGATAAGGGTCGAGCTTTTTTATATCGTTCTTTTCTCAGTTCGTTTGCCGTATTGTTTAAATAAAATCCTATAGACAACGTACAAGCTCTTCCTTGCGGATTCGGTTCTGCAAGATACCCATCTTCTTTAGAAGTAAACTTATCAGCTGGCATATTGTTTTCATAGGACATCTCAAAACTTTCTACATCACCATACTCTTCAGTACATCTATTCCAGTTAGCTGTATCAACTACTCCCGTAGCAAGGGTAACAGAATAAATTGAATCATCTCCAGCAGGTGCATCTGCAAAAGTAAGTGTAGTTCCAGATCTTCCAATAGCTGCTCCTACATATTCATAGACATAGAGTACATCATATTCATCAAGGATAGGTACAAAGATTTCAAGCCCTGCAGCTCCGGTTAAATTAGTCGCTACGGTAACACAAGTCTCTGCTGCTTTACCGGTCTTAGTTCCGGATACCGTATAGTCAGAGTCTACTACATCACCACTGATAGTACCATTTCTGAATTTGAAATAGTTCTTTGTATCAAGTGCAAGTCCTGCAGTAAGAGCCTGTTCATCAAGTTCTTCTCTTCCTACTGTACCCATAGTAAACTGAATGTAATCTTCTTTCGTGGCAGAAAGAGTAAGCGTGTTTGCTTTGAGTGAATCATAGATAAGTATCTCTTCTACTTTATCTATCTGAGCAGTAAAGAATGGGTGACAGAGATCACCACCAGATTGATAGGGAGTGTAGTAATGTTTATACGTACTTCCTACTGATCCCGGGATTACCTTGTGCTCTTTTCCAAAAGCAAGATACAAGAGATAGGGGATCCCATCAGGAGTAGCAAGCATATTAAGATCACCTTCTGCTTTCTCACTCTGAATATCCATTCGTTCCCCAAATATGTTACCTGCAAGTACTCCGGGTTCTGTCTGATTAAGTACTGCATTTAACCCTTCTGTGATAATCGGAAGTCTATTTGTAGCTGCAATCGCAGTTCCCCAGGTAGCCCCGATTCCGATTTGTAGCGATCCATCTCGGCCCGCATTATTGTCACAACTCATTTTCTTACCTCCACAGTAATATTAATTATCATCTCGGCTATATATATAGCTTCATCAAAACCATAAGAAACAGGAGTGTAGTATTTCCTGTTTATAACTTGACCTCGAAATACACAATTAGTAATCTCTTCATCGTGTTCTTCTATCACTTGCTGAATAGCTGCTAAGTATCTTTTCTCTAACTTAGCACTATCAGGTCCGCTTGTAAACAGAGCAAGACGTAAATTAACGTATTGTTGTTTCATACTTATGTTTTTTATTTCTCCACCAGAGTCATATATATAGAAACAGATAGCAGGAAAAGGCTTTAACCTACCCTGCAAAGCATCAGCAGTTATGTATTGAGGATAGATCATATCATCATCTAATAACTTCATCAGTATCCCATCAGTCTCAGCTGCATTGTTTTCTTCTATCTGATCATTAAGATAAGTTTCTAATAGAGTCTTTAGTCCTGTCTCTACCCGTTCATCTGCGTTATATGCTGTTATCATTTGTTCAACCTATTGAATATATTTCCTATCATAGTAAAGAGAGAGTCTACAAAAGTATCAAAGATCCTTTCAGACTTTACTTCGTTCTGTGTAGCCCCTGCCATTTTATTTCTTGCTTCATCTGATATCCCCGGAATAGCTATGTAAGGATTACTTGCTATACGTACAAAGTTAGCAAAGAAATAATCTACCCCATATTGAAACCGTTCCCGGATCTCTTGGTTCGATAGTGCTTTAAACTCTTCGCTCTTTAGCCCAGTCTTGTTTATAAAGAGCTTTTTATCTTTTGCCTGAATAATAGTAGCACCGGATTCTGTTTCACCCCATTGTCTCAGGTAAGCATGTGGTGCATCATTGGTGAGTTGTCCTTTATTACCACTAACGGTATATCCCATCCCTGCATAAATAGAGCCGGGTTCTGAACTCCAGTTATCCCGACTCAATATTTCCTGCTTTGATGTAGCAACAACTTGCTTCATATATCCACTAAGCGGAACACCTATACTCTTTTCAAACTCAATAACCGCTTGGTCAAAGTGCTTTATCAGATTAGGTATCTCTACGCCACCACCTTTCATATCACACCCTTTTGTCCCATGATCATATCCAGGACATTCTGCGGTACTTCAATCTCTACTTGTTGAAAGAATGAGTTCATACCACTTCCGGTAATACTTCGCTTCCCTACTCCACCAGTTTGTAATCGCTGCTTATTAAAAGAAACCAATTCAACAAGCGCATTGAGAAGAAGATCGTTTATTACCATATCTTCATCTACCTCTGTCCATTCAGTAGAATAGAGCTTGTATGTATTGGTAGTAAGATCCTTCCATACCTGACCACTTTTCGGAGTCTCGGGATCAGCAGTCTGTTGATAGACTAAAGGATAGTTCCCGGCAGTATAAACGATCTGTGTAGTCTTTTGCCATACACCAACGATATAGTCAAGCATATTGATTTCTCTTGAATCAGGTTCATAAAAATAATCATCACCTGCAACAAGTACATCATCATTCTCACCATCCCATGCTCTCGTGGAATCATAAGTTACCGTAGTGATAGCGTGGACATCATCTTGTCTTAGTCTGATAGTAGGACGCATGTCATAAATTTCAGTATAAATTCTATAGATAAGTTGATGACCCATGAGATCAGCAAGACGAATGGAAGCAGCGTTAATGATGTTCTCGACAAAAGCCTTATCATCAACAGAATCATTTTGTTTTGGATCCCAAAGATTATAGACAGCGAAACTGATCAACGCATACTTAGATAACATATTATTTCTCCACGATTACAGATTCTTTCTTCTGGTTCAGCCTTGCTTTCTTTAAGATAGCTTCTTTCTCTTTTGCTAACTCTTCAGCCCGTTCTTTCGCTTTAGCCCTTCGGATAACTCTCTTACGCATTTCATCCTTTGTCATTTTTTCTTCTCCTTCTTCGCTTTATCTTTAGCTTCCTTTTCCAGTTTCTTCTTCTCTTCCTCGATCCTCTTGTTCTGCAGGTCTACGTGTTCTTTAAATCTTCTTGCCATATTGTCCTCCTAAAAAGGGGGAGCATAAAGCTACCCCCTTATTGAATTAAAACTTCTTGCTATTAGCTATTGACATATGCAACAACACCACCCTGGATGATTGAAGCAGCAGTAACATTATTAACACTCAGTATTAACGGTTCATACTTATTGGGGGCAACAAAGTATCCATAGTCAGACGCAAACTCATTCTCGGCATTAGCCGTAAGTACATACTGTGGATGTGAATCACCAACAACTCCAAAGAACCAGATAGGAGCATTTTTCTCTACGATAGCAGAAAATACATCAGTGAAGGTAATAGCAAGAGTTGAAACACTCGCTACCATATTCATCTGATAGGTTCCATCTGCTAGTTTGATAATACAATAGTCGTTCGTGGCTATTGATGCAGGATCCTCAGAGATATTCACTATCGCTTGAGCAGCAGCAGCTTGAGCCGTTGCATACACCTTTTTGATGCTTTGCATTACCGTGAGTACATGTGCGGTACCAAGGGTAAGTACTGATAATCTTTGGATGCAAGTTCTAGCACCGGGACACGGATCGACTTTATCGAAAATTGCGGTATTGAAAGCCTCTGTAGCTTGGTCTACAATACCAAGCTTTCTTAGAAATGCATTATACATATTCTACTCCTTTAGTTTTTTAGCTTAACGAGTAATGAAGCCAGAGGTCTTACAACCTTAAACCCATTCCTTATTCGCCATCGGGTGAAGTTCTCACCATATTCTAAGTTATAATGTGTAGCATCAAACTGTCTTACTTCTAAGCCCTGTCTCTCTCCAACCCAAAGGTTGTTAGAATTTGCATATGCCATAAAAGTATCACCAGGGGCAAGCTCTTCATTAGACGGCATTACATGTGCTTCAATGTATGGCTTTCCTGCCAACATCCCAGGTTTTTCTCCGGTAGGTGGAGTCCAAAACATATAGTCACCCATACCATTCTGCATCTTCATTAGTTCAACCAGTACCGATTCATTGAGAATCCAAGAACCACCATCTCTATCCATTCGTGCAATCTTCAAGAGTGCAGTCATGAGTTCATCAGGGAATACTCCATTTACCGTAGAAGAATCTACCGTATAGGTTTTTATATCATCGGTATGTAACAGTCCATCATACTCAACACCTACGGTATCAACATTATTAGTAAGCACATTCTTATCAAAATCTTCTGCGAACGCTTCCATAAAACATTCTGACATCAGAGCTTCAAGTGATTCATTTACCTGCAGATCATCTTTGAATTCATCAATCCAAGGAATATAAGCAGCAAGGGTCGTAGCCTGAAGTGTTACTCTTGCACCAAAAGTTGGACCATCTGTAGCAGCAGCAAGAGGTGTGGTAGAGGACCAGGTAGTACCGGAAGAGGTAGCAGCGGTTCGGGTAAAAGCAAAGGTTCTTGCTGAGAGATACGGAAAGGAAATCTGGGGAGCAAGCATAGGAAGTCTGCGAGTGAAACCCATCATATCTGAAATTTCTGCAGTGTATTTCAGGAGTTCACGTTCATAGATTGGGTTGATAGTATACCCTGCATTTGTACCACCGGGATTCAGTGGGGTATCATCGAGAGCAGCTTTGTCTATCATGTTACTACGAATTGTTTTTTCTTCAACAAAAGATCCAGGGAAGATTACATCTTTCAGGGAAGCTCGGCCTTCTTCTGTTTTGAAAGCATCGAATCCATACATTGCATACATAGCTGCCTGAGTGATAGCTTTGTATACATCTTTTCTCGTCAGTTCTTTTTTTGGTTGTTTGAACAGAGCGATTTCTTTGCGAAGAGTTTTCATCTCTTCATCAATTTCTTTGAATACACCCTTGTACGCTTCTGGCATATCCGTTACAAACTTCGACACATCCTGTATAAACTTTTCTTGGCCTGCCATATATTCAGTAAGATCTTCGGCAGAGCTTCCGAGCTTAGATATACTTTGCAGTTTCAGTCCAGCTTCAAGAATAGTCTTAGCTTGTGCTAGTAATTTCTCAAACTCATTCATAAAATACTCCTATTAATTTATTTGCATATACTGTTGCATTACAAACTATTTGCTTGACGTTGCTGTACTGCTGCCACAATCTCACCTAACAAATCATTACCTGATTTACCAGTTATTTCGTTTGTATTTTCAGTATGACCCTGCTTTATTAATTCTGTCAATGCTAAAAGCTGTTCATTTATGGTTTTTATCTCCTTATACGGGGATAATATCACAGAATCCTGTACCAAAGCTCTCGGATTAGCCGGAACATTACAGATTGAGAACTCATACAGCTCCTGTTTCTCGAACTCTAACCATGCAGGATCTTCCGGATCATCAATAAATCTCCAGCTCTTCGGCATGAAGCCCACACTTCCAGCTCTGATGATACCTTTGGCAACCTTCTCACCTATTGACCAACCAAAATGATCAGTTACTTTATCGATAAATACTACTACCCCAGAAAGATTATCACCTTTCGTCAAGCTCTTTACTATGCCAATAGCAGGTCTACTCTTATCATGACCCCACAAGAGGACAGGATTCTTCTTAAAGTTAGCTATATCCCACCCTTTGGTAAGTATTCTCTCTTCATCACGATCTAGCTCACCATCACTGAGAATCATGTTGACCGCAAATGCATCTTCTTCACCTTCGGTTTTTGTGGCATCGAGTAGTCCACCTTTGAATATCTCTACCGGATCTTGAATCACATTGTCTTTAGATATATCCTTGAATATCCTAATCCCTTCTTCTCTACAGCTAATATCATAGCTCAACTGCTTTTCGTGTCCTAATAATTTTACTGTTATCATTCCTCCACTCCTTGTTTTGGTTTATTTACAGGTGGTTTATCTCCCCAATCTACTGGGTCTTGACCACGCCTTGCTCTAATCTCATTAATAGTTACTACACCGGTAACTATATCTTCATTTTCCATCTTATGTACTTTAATGGTGTCCTCTTGCAGTTCTGCTACGTTCGATAAGTCGAACTCTCCAGAGACATCACGATAGCCAAGAGCAGAGAAGAACTGTCTATTGATCTCTCCGCTCCAATATTTGAGTTGCGGGATGATGGTCTGTGAGAATAACGCACGATACTGTTCGTTACTATCTTTCCCGGATAACGCAGTCTTGCCTGTCTCAGCGTTGAGCACCTTCAAGGGAATTCCATACGCAGCGGTAATAGCTGATCTATTCCAGTCCATCAGATCTATATACTTGATTAAGTCCTGAGAAAGTACCTGCACATCAGATCCACCACCAAGAACTGCTACCCTTGAACCACCACTGGGTCTGTTATACGAGCTATTCCAGTACTTGATAGCCTGTGCAGCTTGCGGTTCGGTCAATCTAAGTTTGTTTTTGATCAGCACATCCGGAACTGCACCGGAACGTAAGGCATCTAAGTGACCATCAGTGATCAATTTGTCCTGTTTTAATAGACTCATGCCAGCAGCATACAAAGGAAATACCCCACGTTCGGGGTTATAAATGTTGGGAAGTTTGATATGTAAGAACTGACCCTTCATTAATTGTACGTATTCACCCTTTCCGGTAGTAAAATAGTACTTAGTTTCTCCGTTCTCTTTCTTGGTGTAGACTTTCCGTGGATCTAAGACGGTAATCTGGTCAGGAGCCATGAAACCTTTCTCCCATACCCAAAAGAATTCTCCTTCCCACCACCACCACATAGCAGTTTCCATAAACAAAGTAGAAGAAGGAGTGTTACCCCCGGTCTCGTCAAATATATCATCAAAGGGAGTTGGACCCTGTACCCCGTTGTTATACAGTTTGTAATCTCCACGCATAACACAACGCATCAGCACGTTTACACAATTATGTACCCAGATATGATTCTTTACATTTCCCTTCCCTTGATCCTCAGCAAATGGACCATTGAGTAATGCTAATGTAGATCTCTCTGCTAATGTTCCTGTTTTTTGTATCGTTAAAACACCACCTTCCCGGGTGATCTCTCTGCCAAATAGTCTAAAGCTACCCATATACTATTACCCCTCCATCCTCAAGATCTATCACCGCCATAGTACATACATCAGGGGCATCATCGTATTCATTTCCACCACTACGTTGATAACTGGTAAGGTGTTCATGAAACAAAGGCCATCGTGAAGCCCAGTCTTTGGGAAAAATCAGCTTAGTTTGTACTTGTGCATTGTTCGTAATTATTCTCGTATGCTTATTAGAAGAATTCAGTTCCCATTCGATTACTGTTTTTCCACCACGCCTGATAATCTGATCCTCAACATACAGACCAAACCCCTTTCCCCCATTATTAGACTCTATCTTCATCCTGTCAACGTCATTTGCTATCAACCAGTCAACATAAGTACTTCGATAGGCTTCAACATCATCTTGTGTATAGAAAATATCCTTGATCAACATAGAGGATCCTGCATCAGTAGAAAACGTCGGACCGATAATAGCAGCAAAGAAATCTGTACCGGTATCAGCATAGTCTGTCCATCCTTCTATCATTGCACCATCGGTATCATCTTTGTAATCATCAATGTGGGTGTATACCATGAAGTTTCGGTACAGTTTGCCCTTGGTATCCTTCACATTCTGCTGGTAATTTGCACTAAATACATCCACATCAGTGAGATCCATACGCTCAAGATAGGTAGTATAGCTCATTAAGGTAGGACAAAGCATCTCTTTTTTCTCTACATTATAGACAGGCATGACCAAAGAGTAGTAAGGTTTATGCCCTTTCTGCTGGTAATGATCCATTAATCGCTGTATAAGATCTCTTCTCGGCCAACGAGTGTGGTTTATGATAGTCTTTCCACCCTCTTCCATCCTACTTAACAAGGTATCAGTAAACCATTTCCAGGTTTTCTTGCTCTCGTTATCGTTTAACGCTTCCTCTGCGTTCTTTACCGGATCGTCTATGATAAGCGTATCACATCCCTTACTCGTTACCGACCCACCTTTCCCGGCAGAGATGAAGTTGAAGTACTGTCCGTCAAGCGCCCACTTCGATATAGCTTTGTTGTCAGCTTGGAGTTTTTCGTCAAAGAAATCAGTAAAGATGTATTCAGAAGGGTCTATCTTCTCTGCAGAAATCCCATCTCGTATGAATCTACTCGTATCACCTGCAGTATCATCGTTGTATGAGGTGTACATATACTTATATATCGGGTTATTTCCTAATGTCCATTCACAAAACTTCGTCAATGTCCGGGTCTTTCCATGTCTCGGTGGCATCATAATGTATAATTGCTTACATACATCAAGCCCTATCCCTTCACAGTCTATGATAACCCACGGTCCATTGCCATATCTTACGATCCTGTTCTCGTGAAATGCCTGTAAACTGTCACACAATAACTTTAAATGTACTCGATCAGTAAAGTAAAAATCAGGAGACGTGAGCTTACAGTAGTCCCAAAAACTCTTCTTACCTTTCTGTATCCTCAACAACCGTAACTGATTTAATCGCTCAGCCCTTTGGTTAAGCTCCATCACTGATCATCCTTTGCTCTTCAAGCTCAAGCTCTGCTACCGTGAAATGCTCATACGGATTGTCCGGAACCACACTACCGATCTCTACCTTTGGTTTGTGTCCACTATAGTCAGCAAAGAACCGTAAGATATCTAACTTCATCTTTACATCATCACTTACCATAAAATCTGTCGCTATGTCCTGCATCATGTATTCTAAAAACTTCCCCTTGAATACCGCCTTCTGACCCTCCGGAAGATTCTTATACTTCGGTAACTTCATAACCTCTGCTTCAAATATCCTGTCTATCGCTTCCTTTACTACATTCTTCTTAGCCATTCCACTATCCCCCTATCCCCTACACTACATCCCTTATTACCCTGTGTCAAACTACTAACCCGTTTTTTTTCAAATTTTTTGAGACTGTCGAACTTAATGGTGACGAGCGATACCGTTTCTTAAAACCATTCGCATGTTAAGCATGTGTCATTCTGTCGCATATATTTTATGTTACACCGTGTATCAAAAGTTATCCACAGGTTATCCACAAACAGCAGGATAGCAAGATAGTACTATCTCATTATTGAATTGTAATATCTTATAATAGCATTGTTATCATTAGAGCATAAAAAAACCACTCTTTCGAGTGGCTATTCTTATTATCCTTTGGGATACTTTCTTCTATATCTATTCAACTCCATTCTATCGTCCATGTTCAAAGCTTGTCCTAATCTTATTCCTTCAAGTTTATAATGTATTCTACTGTATATCCTGTAAAATAACCTATGTATAAGTTTATTCATTCTATCCACCTTATAAGTATTTTACCCGTGTGTACGGGTCACCTGTCAAATTATGCTACTTGTTAGCAATACTCGAAGCGGTTCCAAACATGCTCTGATAGATATTATCAGATACCAGCTGCTTAAATTGATTACCTCCGGAAGTGTTAGAATAGTTATACACTCCCTGTTCTAAGTCCTCAATGATTAAGTCTATTGAACCGTAAAGCTCGGTGTAATGCTCTATCCTGTCACATGCCAGCTCGTCTCCAAACTCTGCGCCTTCCTTCAAGCTCTGGAGGTATTCCAGAAATTTCTCTTGTTTTCCGGCTATTGTCTTATCAGCATAAAAACAATTCCTTTTGACTGTAGAACCTTCCGCTTGTGGTCTTGCCGTAGATAGAAACAAGGCAATCATAACAGTACCTAGCAGAGACTTAGTAGTAACTAACTCCCATTTGTACCGACCGTACTTATTTTTACTTCCTACCGGTCGATAAATGGTCTGCTTGATCTGGTATTGTGTACCATACAGATGCCTGACAACGTAATTATCGAATATGAAACGGTCTCCAAGTTTGAGATTACATAGCGTTTGAAAAGCTTGTTGTATAGTCATGCTACAAGCTCTCTCTTTCCCATATCAGAACGTCGGCGTAGTCGTCGGCGTCGTCAATGGTGTCGAGTACATCGGACTGTAAGGATACAATATAAAGACGATAACCAATTCCCGGCTTTGTTAGTTCACGTTTAGCATTCACAACTTTTTCATATAAGGGAGAAGGGAATTGAATAGGCTGTCCGTTCTTGCCTTTTTTGGGAAGTACAATAGAGCGGATACGCAACCGTAGCGCCTTGATTTCTTCACTATGTGGTTTCAAATCATCCTTTGTCAATTTGCTAACACGGGACAATGTACGATCGTCTTTGTTGATCTGTACTAATTCTGCGAGTTTTTCGGATAACATGGTAATTTCCTTATAAATAATATATCGGGTAGATGGGAGGGTAAAATAAATGAGTAACTCAACACGACTCCTTATCGTGTTTTTCTGATTCTCAATCCTGCCATTGTGGATATGTCAAAAAACATAAGTTATGAAAAGGTATCCACTACCCATTTACTATTGTGCACGTAACAGAATAGATAACAAGTAACATGAGTTACGATTGTTCATTTATTTTATTGCCTATATCTCTATGGTAATATCTTACGATAAGAGATATAGCAGGATAATCCAACAGCAAATAGTTATCCACAAGTTATACACAGGTTATCCACAGGGTCAAAATGATC